ACTTGACCGGCTTGTCCTCACCACGCAACGTGGCTTTCGGGTCCCACACGTATGCCGGGATCTGGTCGATCAGGTTTGTGCACCGGTCGGAGACCAACAGTCGGTCGGTGGCCAGCAGCGAGGAGATGGTGCGGATCCCGTCCAGCACAGCATTGGAGGCGTTGGCGACGTTGCCCATGCCGTCGTAGAACAGCTGATGCTTGAACGACGCGGCGGCCGGGTCGACGAACACCCACTCTGGGGCCCGCCATGCCGGCGGCTCCAGCCTGCCAAGCCATGCTCGCAGGTTCGCGGAGTGCTCACCGATGGTCATGTTCCCTGGCGCCCACTCGTCCAGGACGTACAGCCGGGCCGTCTCCGCTTTGTCGCGACCCAAACCCAGGAGCATCCCGCGGGTCAGGTGCGTGTCGCCGTAGTCCACACCCAGAGCCAGCACCCGGTCCATCGTGGGCAGCGCCTTGTGGGCGATGACGTGCCGGGCAGGGTCCCACATGTCGAATATCGCGCCCGCGGCGATGACCCAGTCCCCGTCGATGAACCGGCGCCGCCACAGGCCGACGAACTCGCGGTTGATCTGCGCCACATAGGCCGGGTCGAGGTGCTCGTTGTCGGACAGGCGGAACCGGAACACCCGGTAGCCGAGCTCGACCGCCCGGTCGATGACCTGCCGTTTCACGAAGTGAGCCGGACTGTCAGGGTTCGTGGTTGCGAAGATCTGCGCACCAGGGACGCGCAGGCGCCCGAGGAGCTGGACCCAGAAGTCCTCGTTGACCAGGGTGAGCTCGTCGACGTAGGCGCCGGCGCAGGTG